ATGCTCACAGTTTATAATCTGACCTTTAGAGTTCTTGTAACTAATTGCTGTGGCAAGTTCAATAAACTGTCCTTTGCCATTCCAACCTTTTCTAGCAACTTTATATTCATTTTTCATTGCATTCATAGCATCTCCGAAATTCATAACCTCTCCTTTCCGTTGCACCGGTGCAACTTCTTAAAACCAAAATAGCTGATTTTCGGGTATAAAAATACCACCTGCCATTTCTGACGGGTGGTATTAAATATAAGCTATTAACTAAATAGTTGTCTGGCCGGCGTACAATTCTCCGGCGTCTCTCAGGTTTCCCTTGTCTGGCCATCGGCGTGTGGACGTGTACGAATTCCTCCACCTCAAACAACTATCCAGCTTCATCTTTTCTGTGTCATTATTGTATCATTTTCACTATTTTTTGTAAAGAATCTTTTTATTTCTAAGTAATCTTTTCCATTCCTTTTCATCAATTTTTACTGAATAAATTTGACACAAACATCTTATAATGATATAGTATCTATAGAGATATCTTTGAAAGATTTTTGTACTCCACCTGGGGTATGAGGATCTTTCTTTTTATTCTCTTTCTGAAATCCTTATAATCTTATCCGCTTTAAATAAGTATAGTTCTTTTTATATGTGATGTATTTCTATACTTTGTAAATAACTCATCATTTTGTCTTAAAATCTCATCCAATTCCAATTTACAATCTGTAATATCAAAAATCAAATTTTCGGCTTGTTCCTTTTTCTTATGTGCAATATTTCGTAATAATTCCTTGCTAGTTCCTGAGTGAATTATTTTGTTTTACATTTACACCATCAATCTTATATTCCTTATTGTTATGACAATATGATTCTAACTCTATTATTTTTGCATCTTTTTTCATTGATGTATTTAACCAATCTGATGTAACATCTCTGTAATTAAAAGAATTTATATTTATCTTTTCTCCGTCAGTCTTAAATCTAGCATTCCTAAAGAGTCTATTTTAGTCTTATCCTTCATTGGCTGACTGATAAATAACTTCTTCATAGTTTCTCCTTTCCGTTGCACCGGTGCAACTTTTGATTTTGGGCGTAAAAAACCACCTGCCATTTCTGACTGGTGGTATTAATCAATTATAATTTCTGTGGTTCCAAACTTAGAGAAATCTGGTACTCTTGTTCCATATTTCTCAATAGTATAATCAAAATCATCTTCTACACATTTCAAAAGTTCATCAGCATATACATCTTGGTCAAAATCAACATCAGGCGGAAGTTCTGGCGAGTAATTAAAGTGCATATAAAATTTTTCATGTGCTTCTCTCAATTTTTTTATCATTTTACTTCCTTCTTTATTAAATCTTCAAAATACTGTAATGAATCAGGAAAATATTTTTTCATTTCTTCATAACGAATAGAATCAAATTGTGCCTCATACATATGTGCAAAAGCTTCTGATGAAATATTTTTTGTATCTTCCCAATATTTCATTGAATGTCCAGCAACACCTCTGACATTGCCTCTAGTTACCCCTTCCATTATATCAGAAACTGCCGAATGTTTCCGCATATCATTTAATTCTTGGCTTATTGCTCTATCAACCTTATCCCATGTTTTTAATCCATGTTCTTTACCATATGTCATACGATATTTTTTTGCATCTTCTTCTAATAAATCTCTGAATTTTTTACTATTAGAAATTTCTCCCAATGCATTATCAATTAAATGACCATGCTCATGAAACCACGTAGCACCTGAACCTCTCGGATTATTAACATCTGCCAAGTAGTGCATTGATATCTTTTTTGTCTTAGGATTGAAATATGCTGTTCCTTCAAATGAAGTTTTTTCAACCGAATCATTAGGCACAAACCTTCTAAATAAAGTTTTAGCATCATCCGAACCATGTGCAAATTTTTCCTTTAATATTGAATAGTACTCATTATCCACATTACCATCTATTCTCAGACGTTTCTTAAACTCTCCTAAATCTGATTCTATTATATCAAATTTTTCTTTATTTACAATTATATTTTTTCTCGTATCAGGATTATATTCATCAATTCGACTCTCCCACTCCTCTTTCCTAGCTCCATACACTCTCTTGTTATCAGGATCTAGTGAATACTTCTCTAAGCGGTCGAACTTCTCAGCCTGCCTTTTGGCATATTGCTGTTGCTGATCCTGTCTGTAGTCTTTCTGTATCTGTTGTAATTCCTTCTTGGTATATGTCGCTTTGGATTCTTCTAATTCCGAGAAATATGTTGTATGCGAATCCTTACAATTGGGATGATATAAGCCTGCTGCTATTGCCTGGCTCATTAGCTTATGCTTTCCATCAGGCTTGCCGCCGCTCCATACATCATCAATCAGAATCTTTCCTACAAATGGCAGACATTTCGGACATGCATTTCCTCTTTTATTCAGTATGACTGTATCCACGCCCCATGCTTTACGCATCTCGCCTTCTCCTGTCAGATAGGCCCTTTTGTTTGCTGTCTGAATTGCCATTTTGGCATATTCTTTAACGGTATGTCTGCTGCCATTCCGATATTCAATACAGTTAATGCCTGAACGCAAGAAATCCTTTGTTGCCATATCAACAGCCTTCTCATACGTTCCAGCCCCCGTTGTTGCATAGACCTGTGCATTGTAGATAATCTGTCGGTATTTATCATTCGCCATGCGAAGCATTGCGTAGGAAGCCTTTTGTATATCTTGTGTTGTTGCCTTCTGCAATGCCTCTAACTTTCTTGTATTCAATCGAAAGAATGTTCCCTCTATTCCCTGATTCGGTATTTTCTTTGCCTGAAATCCGTTTCTGATTGCCCTTAATATATTCTGTTCCTGATCCGTCTCACCTTGTATTCTTGCTTCATGCAGCATCATTTTGATTTGACCGGTAATATCACTTATCTGTGATGAAAACTTCTTTGCATTTTCTTTCTTATATTTTTCCAACGCTTTCAACTGTTCTACCTGCCACTGTGTCCAGTTGTATCCCAAATCTGTTTCTTCTGCACGATGCCCGTCCAAGTTGCGCATCATTGACGCAATCAGTTCGTCTTCTATCGCACGAAATGCTTTCTCTATATCGTACTCTGCATTGGTATAATTCGGCATATAGCCTCCTCTATTCTGTCATGTTCGGCTGAATCTCTTGTGCAAGCTCCGGTTCTTCAAGTGTTTCAATTCCCTGCTCTGCTTTCAAACGTAATACTTCCTCTGCTTTCCATTCTTCATCTTTGGAATCTCCATACAGTTCTTCTACAGATGCTTCAATGCTCATAATGCCGCCTTGCTTTCCTTTGGTTACTGTCTCTACCTGACTTTCAAATGACGGATTAGCATATTCTCCAAATGGAACTTCTACCTTGACATCTTCAAGTGGCATCTGATTGGCTGTATCATATGCTTTCAATACTGCATCTACCAATACCGGAAGTGTATTCTGCAACGCTTCTACAATGTTGTTTCTTGTATACAAAGTCGCTTTTTCTTTTTCCCGTTGTGCTTCGGCATTATCTAGCTTCTTCGTGTCAATTCCTAACGTTGAAGGACTGATAATTCCCTGTAAGCACAAGTCCAATGCTGTAATATAGGTTGCAAGATAACTTTCATGTGGGATTGCAGGCTGAACAACCTTAATCTCACTGTTTGTTCCTTCGGAAAGACTTGCCTCCTGTTCAATGTACGCATTGTCAAACGGGTTCGGTCTTAATACCTCTCCTGTCTGTGGATTTCTTGGTAATACATCCAACGGAATGTATTCCTTTGCCCTTCCTTTTCTCAATGCGTCCATCCACTGACTCCATGCTTCATCCAATGCATCAAAGTTGTCTGCTTTGGTGTCATAGATTGACTTGCCACGCCCTTTCCATTTGTTTGAATGGTATATCTTAAATGGAATTGCTAACATAAAGGAACTGCTAAATGTAATCTTCTCTTCCAGATTCTCTGTCTGTGGAATACTCCGCAATGGTACCGTTTTTCCTCCACAAAAAAGTGCAGACATCACATAGCCACGTCCGTATCGTTCTTCTAATACATATGACTTATATTGATGTCTGCACTCTGTTCGGAATACTATTTCTTTAACTCTTCCCCTTGTGTATACAATGTCTATATTTTCTCCGGAAATAAATTCTACAATGGGATATTTACTAATTTCCGAATCGAAACTGATTTTAAATGCTCCGTCTCCAATTACCAGCGTATCTGTTACTGCCTGCTTGAGCATATCGTAGATTTCATTGTCTTTACAAATTTTCTTCCATATATCCGATTTCTCATCAGATACTTTAATCTCATTCATATCTGCCATTACAATTGCTGCCATTATATCCACAATCATACTTGGCAAACCTGTATGTATTTTGCGAATCTCTCTTCCCGGTGTTGGCACTGCTGCCCAGAACCTTGACTGATTCGCACTCCCCGGCATCGTCTTATACAATTGCTCCAGTTCGTCACTGTCTCCCCGATACCAGATTCTGTTCTTTAATGCATTGCTATCATAATCCAGCGTTTCCTGAATCTGAAAATATCCTTTTTGTGCTGGCTCTATTCTCAGGAACGTTCTGATACTTCTTCTTACTTTTTCTGCCATATTGTCAATTACCCTCATCTATACTCCTATCTTGTTTCTATACGGTATCCAGCCATATTGTACGCTGTTAATCATGTGATCGTTTGCATCCTCCGGCTGTTGATCCTTATCTTCTAACCAACTATATGTATCTAACTCACGCATATAATTCTCGCAAGTATCTACAATCAGAAATACAGGATTCTTTCCACGCTCCCTGTCATATGCCATCCATCCTAGCTGCAGCATAATTCTGTCTATAATCTGCACTTTCTTGTATGCATTGTTGAATATATACAGGCATACCGGATTGTTTCTCTTATACTTTGCAAACTCTGTGATGGTTGCCTGATCTGCTGAATCTATGAATGTATTTCTTGCCATTCCCCATTCTTTTCGATTGCGTTCTAAGAATTGTACATAATTAACTACTGTGTCTGAAGGTGCAATCGGTACATCCAATTCTGCATTATTGTAAACACGTTCAGCCAACACAATACATTTTCCCCGATTTGTAATTCCTAAGAAACTCATTGAAATCGTATCCGGACTGTTTGATGAATATGCAGTATCTAATCCGCTTGTAAAGATTTCAAAATACTCTTCCTGCAATCCATTCTTCTTATCCCTTATGTATTTTTTGGCTTCTTCTTTTGAGATAACATGATGTTTCTTGTTGAAATTACAAAAGACAAGGCCTGTTGCCTTGCCTCGTAACCCCTGTATTTTGTTTTTGAACATCTTCGTTCCCTTTGGAACAGCATCTATCTTTCTCTGAATATCTTCCTGTGTTAAAGAAGCATTGTCATAAAATGTAAAATACCAATGTACCCAACCTTTGACTGGTTCTTCTTTTAACTCTGCAAGCAACTCGTCCGGATAGTCTTTTAAATACCGTTTCAATGGTCTGCTGCGATTGATAAATTCTTTGTATACCGGCATATCCGGTGCATCCGGATTACTTGTTGTCATCATATACTTGCATCTATGTGTTATTTCTCGCATAAATTCCATATCTGCTGTATTCACTTCGTCAATATATACACATCCGGACTGTGATCCTAATACCTTTTTCCACCTTGCTTTATTATCATATCCACATACATAGATAATTTTTTCTCCATTTGGAGTATCATATGCAATATGCGGTAAACTAATTTTACGATGCCCTTTGGGATAGTATTCTGTCAATCCTTCAAATTGCCGAATCAATCCCCGTTCTGAATTGATTACATTTTTCTCAACTGTTCCTAAGTCTGAGCCGGCAATTACATGGTATCGCATATCTGAATCTGCTACCATTAGCATGAATTTCAAAATCCCAACGGTCGTTTTACCTGCTGCCGTTGTTCCTTCCAGATATTCTCTGTCTGCTTTTATACGTAAAAAATCTTTGAATTTGTCTGATAACTGAATAAGACTATTCATCAATGTCCCCATCCTTTATATCATTCATCTGTGACAGAATATCTGCTATGTTGGTTAGTTTTTCCTTCTTTTCCTGTTCTTCTGTATCTGATATATGACTGCTTAACCAATCCATTGCCCGCATCCTATCCTTTGGACTTACGCCTTCTTCATCAATTGCAATATCTATATACATCTGAAATATATCTTTTATATCTAAATTCAGGTTATCTCTATACTCTGCTAGCAGTTTTTGTATCATTTTTTGAATTTCCACATTTTTCCACAATGTGGTTGCATGTGCGCAAGCATTTTCATAACTGCATTGATACGCTTTCTGATATGCTTTCACTTTATTTCGATATCGCACATAGTAGATGCAAAAAAGCCACTGTTTTTCTGTCATTCCTGCCTGTTCATATTCTATCGCTTCTTCGACTGCTGCCGTTTCATTCTGTTCTATTCTGACATCATTTTTTTGTGTGCAACCTTTTGCACTTTTGTGTGCATTTTTGTGTGCAACCTTTTTCTTCGATGTCGAATCCCCTTCTTTTTGCCAGTTATAACGCTTCTTCCAGCTCTTAACTGTATTGATAGATACCTGATATTTATCTGCTATTTCTTTATACTTCATTCCAAGCATATAATCATTTTCTGCTAATTCATAATTGGGTGCTCTCGCATTCACCATCACCACCTCTCATTCATGTTTTTGTATGCAAAATACAAAAAACGCCATTGCTTTCGCAACAGCGTCTTTTCACATTTAGGATTCTTATGAAATATGAATTTATGAAAACCATCAGAAAGAACCATATTCCCTGCCCTTGCTTCTTTCCTCAGTTTAAATATTATCACACTTATTTGCGACATGTGCGACATTTTAAAAATTTCTATAAATTTTTTTCAAATGTCGTTCTACTGCTTTCTGACAACTTTTCCCTGTACTTCCATCACTCATTTTATCAGCTACGCTCTCCCATGATAATCCTTCTACATATCTGTATGTAAGTAACCTTCGTATTCGACTGTTATCAACCATACAGATATATTCTTCTGCAAGGTTTATCTGCTGCCCGATTTTCTCTTTCAACTTCTCCAATCTTAACTTTCTCTCTAATAACTGTGATTTCTTCTTTGTGTACAGTGGATATGGATACCCTTCTATCTTGTAGTGTTGTTTTCCGCCATTTCCACCACTTACACTATCTATCTGCGTATATCCCTCTTCTTCTAACTTTGCAATATATTCTTCTAACCGATATACAGACTGTTCCCTATCTTCATATTCTTGTTTCAAGTCATTCAACTGCTGCAATATGTTCTGTATTTCTTCCATTCATATCCTCCCATATTGTATTGTTCATTCTTTCATGCTATAATACATATGTTCGGTTTTGGACATCTGCGGTGCCAATTTTTCCATGCAGATGTCCTTTGTTATTTTCTTATATCGTTTTACTATCTGTTGTACCGGTGCAACTTTTCTCTGCTGCCGTATTCTTACAACACCCTTCTTGCAATTTACAACCATATAGTGCATATCCTGCCTGATTCTTTCCCAAATAATCGTGAAATCGGCAACGCTCACAATCTCGTTCACTCCCATTTACAGTCATATACAATCCCCTTTGTAGACATTTTTGTAGTAATCTATACCATATCTATCAAGTAATGTTCTGTATTGCAATAATAAATGGTCCGTTCTTTAACTTGTCTGATTCTATAGTCTTTTCCAGTTCGATCTATGAGCTTTCCACAAATATCACAATATACATAATCACTTCTTTTTACTGGGTGTCTTCGCCTTTTTTTCCTGTTTCTGCTGCCCCAAATAAAAAGACAGCATTGTATCACATTCATTCTCTAATTCTGATACATCTTCCTGTAACTTCTCATTCATCTCTCTGCTTAATGGTTCTGACACCTCATCCAATGCCATATATGCTCCATTAATCTGCACATATAACTTGCTGTCCTTAACACTCCTAAGCAACTCAATTCTGCCTGCCATATTAAATAAATCTTCTGCTTTCTTCTGAAATTCTCCTGCCTGTTCTCTTACCTTTGCTAAATCTGTCATCTGTAATCTCCTTTAACTTTATGTTGGGGCAGATTGCTCCGCCCCTGTGATATGCCAGAAAAATGTGTGATATATATTCTGACGTGAATAAGTACCTAGTTCCATTTTGAATATACCAATGTATTCTCTTTCCAATCTGTATAATGATCCTGAAGATAACTTCGAAATAACATTAACATTTCTCTTCTTCTACCCTCATTGCCATTATCTAACATCTCATGATGATACTGACATCCGACTGCTCCATTTTTTGCAATTCCTAATCCATTGTGTGACCTGGGAATGTAATGCATGATGCTCTTGATTTCTTTGCCATACCAGTTTGCACGCTCCATATGGTAATTCATTTGGCAGAATATACACTTGCCGCCGTCTCTACTGATAATCTCTGTACGAGCCTTTGAACTAAATTCTCTCGCTCTGGCCTGCTTGGATTTACGCATCCTGCACCTCCTTCAAATGTGATTGTCATTGCATTGCGTACTGCATAATCTAATTCAATACTTGCACCTTTGGAATGTCTCCATCCCTGCAGCATCAAAACTGTATCACACATATCCATCAGATCTAATGACAGTTTCATATACTGATTGTGTGTTGTTCCTGCTGGCATCCTGCTTAATATCTTAACCGGATTGACCACCTCATGTCCTGCTGCTTTTAACTGTGCTTCTGCTGCTGCAAATCGTTCTACATAACCTATAGTTCCTGTAACCGGTCCACTAATATATATTTTCATACGATTCTCCTCTCTGAATCTTTCTTGCTGCATAGATAATTTCATTGGCATATTCTACAACATCATCCATCTTGCTGTCTGTTGAACCATATGGACTGTCTAATGTTGCTTTCATATTTTCAATTGCCATTAATATCTTCTTTTTGTGAGAAACTTGTCTATCTGTTGTTTGCGGGACTTGGACATCAAGCTCTTTTTCGTTGGTATCTGATTTTTCAACAATGGAAGCTGGTAGTTCTTCCTTTGCTTCATCAGGCATATATTCCGGATGATTATTAATACTATCTTGACCGGGAAGTTGTTCTTCAGGCTGTTCTATCTTTTCCGGCTTTGATAATTTACTCTGACTTCTCTTCGATTCTTTGTTATCCTTTCTCTCTTCTGCCTGCTGTACTATCGGGTAGTTTTCTTCATACACCTGCTGCCATATTTCTTCCGGCAAAACACTGATACACGGCTTAAATACTCGGTTAAACTCCGATAATAACTCGTTTATATTTCCTTCCTGAGATTCTCCTGAACGTACATTCACGCAAGACACTTTGTCATGTTCTGCATCAATCGTAAACATAACCTTCCCTACGCCACTGATACGCTCAAATGCTGTGATTATTCCGGACGGTGCTACAATATCGATAATTTCATCTTTCATAACTTCTGCATGGCACGCTAACTGGTACATTTTCGCAAATAGTAACGGACGTTCCTTCCAAAACAGATATAATGTCATACTCATTAGAGATTCTGTATCAACTGCTGCCGTATGTACTTCTTCCTGTGGCTCTAACAGAACTTCAATATCTGTTACCTTTTCTTCTTCCTGAATCTCTTTTTTGACTTCCTGAATATCGGTTCTGGTAAGCTGTGGAGACATCTGTGCAACCACTTCATCACGAATTGTCAGCATTTCTCCTAATTTTGCTACGCCATACAGCGCATATTTGTCCTGTAATTTGTCAGAATATCCATTCTCTGAATATCTGTCATTAATCGCAATCCAACGACTGACTACATCTTTCGTCAATCCGTATTCTGCCTGTGCAAATTCTGCAACTGACTGATAACCGCTCTCATACAGTACATCTGTATCTCTTGCCACCTTTAACAAATATCCTATCTTGATAAATCCATCTGCTACCTGCTTTAACTGTATATCAAATGCCTGTTTAAACTCTCCATATCCTCGTATCTGTGTCAATTCCTGCATATTCTCCTCCTATCCCGTGTTTCGGCTTATTAATGTCATCAGGTAGTTATCCAGCCACCTGTCAATCCGTTCTTTTTCCGGCTTTTTATCATAAGCACCATACCACTGCACCACTCTGTCTTTTCGTAATTCCACCGTAACATATGGTTCTTCCGGTTTCGTATCCTTACGCAGAAACAATATATACGACTCCTGCTCATTATGTTTTCGTAAATATCCATCTCCTCCGACACAATGATGTAACAGTCTTCCTTCCATCACAATCTCTCCTGCACTGCTCGCCGGGCGAATAATGAAGCCTTCTGCTGCATAGTTGTATGTTTCACTCAATAATTTGAATTTTTTTGCTATGTCTGTAAATTTATGATTTACTTCAGCAATTCTTCGGTCAATTTCTTCTCTATGTGTTTCTATGACCATCTTATCGTGTGCTTCCTGTAGATTCTTTGGAAACAGAATAATAGAATCTGTCATGTCATAATGCATCGTTTCACGCATTTCTATATAATCCATATACAGCTGTGTAATATGCTTCATATGCCCTTCTGCTGCTCCACATGGCGCATTTGTCATATCCATACCTATCTGCGCATATTTCCGCATATGATTGATAAATTTTGGCACTGACATATATTGTAGGGTTGCTCCTAATGCATGAGCATCTGATACCATATGTGTCAGCTTCATCTCTGTTTCGATATTCAAATCCAGTCCATTCCTATGTTCCATTTTCATGATTTTAAGCAACTTCACATCTCCTCGATGCTGTTGAAGTGTTTTAATCTTCTTTTTGTTAATTCCTAATATTTCCTGTGCATTGTTTCCTTCTCTTTTCACATAACACACATTCATATCTATCAATTGTTCTACAATATCTGATAATTTCAATTTTATCAGCATTTCAAGTCCCGGAAAACGATGATATTCTTCCATATACCTGTTGATATTGAGTCGTTCTCTATCCGGATACCAACTTATGTATTCCTTTAACGAACTATATTTCATATAACTCTGTTCCAACTCTACAAATGACCCCGGATAGACAACCCCTGAACGTGGATTGATATTTGCCATCCCATAGAGGCTCTTATGATCCCAGTAGCTTTTTCCCGTCCAGTTATCATACTTGTTATAATCCTTTTGCACTTTTCCATTTCGATAATAAAATGTGCGCATCTCTTCGTCATATTCCTGCTGCACTGTTCCATCACAGAACATTCTTCGTCCTGCAAGAAATTGACGTAATACAACCGTTTCCTCATCTACATTCTGTATCAGAAATACTGCTTTGCTCTGTTCCACATACCTGCTTTTTCCTGATGCCTTGTACATTGCTTGTGTCTTACAACACAAACAAGTTCCCCATTGATTATGTCTAGGTACTTCATAAACAGGCTCTATCATGGAAATGTCATAATCTCCTGTCTCCTGTTGCTGTACAACGTATGTACTCGTATTCCCGCACGCTGTACAAGTAACCGTTGCCATTCTGCCATGACGTTTATAAAAGAGTGTATGGTCAAATAATCCATCTAACCAATTCTCAAATTCCTGTGGTATCTCCGACATCTGCTTTATTCTGTCTTCTAACGCTTCCTGTGCTCTCTTCTCACACTGCCACGCCTTCTCAAAATTAATATGCTTCTGTTCTTGAAGAATCATGTCATCCCAATCACCTGAACTATTTGTGAATTGTTTCACAATATCAAGAGACGTTTCTGAAATCCACACGTTATCCATATGGATATATTCTCCTGTTGCAATAATCCATGAATTTTCCAATATTTTTTGATCCCACGTATCTTCGTTCGCATACCAATTAGCAAACTCTTTCTGATTCATGCAGATTCTAAGCAATGGTTGCTTGAAATTCTTTTTCTTATTGCGGAATACATCCAACAGCAAATAGGTGCAATTGCCGATATTTACTTTATCTGCTGCCACTACATACGAAATCTTACGATTGCATATTTTTTTGACCTGCAAGGGCGGTATTTTCTTAATTTGGTTCTTTTTCATTATTCCTCCTACGCATACAGACTTTCTATCTGCTGTTTTGCTGCCTCTTTTCCTTCGGTATAATATGCCCGAATAATTCCCTGTAACTGTCTATCCGTACCGCAGGACATTCCAATATTCCCCTGCTTATGTGTGCTTGCTACATTGCGCATCAATTCAAGAATCTCATGTATTCGCTTCCCTTTTCTGCGTATCCCTGTAGCCACTGCCGGCTCTGTACACATACCTTTCGCCATTGTCGTAATCAATGATAATGCCATTTTCTCAATCCCCTGTTTGCTGTTATGTTCTTTGCTCTCTATCTCTAGCTTACCGATTGCCGCCATAACTGATGTACAGAGTTCCTGTGTGTCTCCTGCAATATAATCATTTGCATCTTCTGTATCGATTCCATTTTCCTGTGCAAGAATCAACAAACTATCCTTGTCTCCTTCTGTCAATAAGCCTGCTGCTGTCATATTCAACCCTTCTGCTGAATCAAATTCTCCGAATCTTTCAAACATGTTTATTCCTTTCCGTTGCACCAGTGCAACTTACCATCTTTTCTAACTGTTCATTGGCTGTACGCAGCATATACCCATGATATGTATGATTCTCTTGTAAGAATGTATATTCATGTGGTTCTAACAAGTGTAGAAGTTCCTGTAACTGTTCTTTATGTTCTACCAGGTTCTTTCTCGCTGTCCGCCATTCGTTCTGCTGCCACCCCTCAATCCATTGTGTAAATACTGCAACCAAATATGCTGAATCCGCATAAATACTTAATGTACATGCCTGTGTCAGACGGCGTACTGCACGAAGAACAACTTCAATCGCTGCCTCATTCGCCGTCATATTCTCCACCTCTTCAAATTGTGTCAATGTCACGGCGTCCTGCCCTTCTTTGCAATATTCCAATATATATCCGATAACGCCTGCTGCCACCTTTACACCTGTAATGGTCGATACCGTATAGATATTAACCTGTTTCGTTGTAATCATCTCCTTTTCTGATTCGCACTTCCGTGTAATACAGGTAACTCATCCCTGTATACTGATTCACACCACATACGATTGAGTTTTTGTCTATGAAATATCCTTTTGTTGGTTTCGGTCCTTCATCAAGGATCTTTCTCATGGTCCATCTGCCGTATACCTTTCGTTCCGGCTGTGGCCGTATGAGGTTCCTAGATGAAGAGTATTTCACATATTCTTTCTGTTCCTCCTCCGGTAAGAAACTTAACTGTTCCGCTGTCTCTTCCTTTGGCTGCTTTGTGATATATTCTGCAAGCTCCTTGTATCCGCCTGCATCATAAATCGGTGTGAAATTCACATGTCCTTGCTGCCAACGCTTCCGCATCAATACATCTGTTCCCGGTTCTCCTCGAATTCTGTTAATCAGGATGTGAATGTGTGCTCCACCCCTCTTACCGATTTCCATTCGATAGATAAACTTGAACACTTGTCCCTGCTTCTCATAGTCATATCGCATTCCTCTTATGAATTTATCCAAATCTCTTTTGAGTTGTTTGGTCGTAACCCTTGTTCCCTTTGGATACTTTAGACAGCCCCATATATCATCTGGAATGAAGTTTGCTTTAATTAGCCGCCGCATCTTCTTTTCTCTGTTCTTCTGATTCTGCTTGCTGATCTGCTCCGGTGTCAGCTTCTTTTTCTTTGCTCTCTTCTCTCCCTTTGCTCCATAGTGTCCTGCATATTTATATTCGTGTTCTATGGAATTTGAAAACCTCCAAGTATCTTTCCAGTATGCCATGCATTTTCTCCTAACTTTAATATATTGATAAGGTTAGAAAAGCAGTCGGCTTATTGACAGCCATTTCCTGCAATGGTATACTCTTATTGGATTATATATACCTTAGGTGCTGGCTTTCGTAGTCAGCGCCTTTTTCTTTACCTTATTCTTTGCAGCCTGCATCTGATGTATAAATGCCTGCTGCCTGTCCGATATGTACCATAACTTGCCGTCCTCATCTTCATAGTAGATAAAGGTACACACACCTACATCTTGTCTCCCAACTTCTGTATAACTGCCGGATGGAAGTTCTCCATGAAGTGATTCCGCTTCTTTGTATGCTCTATTTATCATGCTGCTCCTTATAACACCGTCATCTTCATTCGTTCCCTTTCAAATCTATCTGTATCAAACATAATCTTTGCTCTCTTCTTATCTGATGTCCGCGTTGCATATTTCTGATTCCGTCTGTGTGCCATCTGATACAGATAGTCTCTGCGAAAACCTAACTTCTCTAATTCCGAAAGACTCATGATTGGTTTGGGGTATTTCATCTAATGCCTCCCTTCTAATATCTTCCAAAGCATCTGAACCACTAATCCATTCAGGGTTAGTCCCTGCTCTTTTGCCTGCTCTTTCAACTGTTTATGTAGTTCTGTTGGAATCCGTATTGTCATCGTTGCCTTCATCTGCTTCACCTCGCTTTCTCTGATAGCAAAATGATAGCAAGTCAATAGAGGTTTCTCCTCTGAACGGATACGTTCAGAGGTTTGTCAAGGTTTGTCGAAAATTATTTACCTAATAAATTCTTTATTATGCTCCTTGAGTCTACTATTTGTAGAGTAGCAGGGTAAAAAAATATAGTCTTGGGGAATTCCATAAATTCTAGATAACATCTCAATTTGTGGAATTCCCGGTATAACCTTCCCTTTTTCCCAATTTATTATCGTCACTTTAGAAACATGCATTTTTTCGGCAACTTGAATCTGTGTTAAACCAGCATTTACTCGAGCTGCTGCTAGACTGATTTGAAACTTTTCCAATTTTTTGTCTCCTCTCTATTTACTAATTGATTATTTCCTGCTATTATTTAGATATATCGAGGACGACAACAGCAGGAGTGTTATAGAGGTGTCGTCCCCGGTAGGTTTCTATTTAATTATTATCTTTTAAAATTGTGAGGTTCTTGATTTTTTCAAGAGCCTCTTCTTTTGTTTTACTTCCCTCAAGAATTAAAACAACCATCTCCAGCAATGTCTTGAATTCTGAATTTGTCATTTCTTCATTCTCCATATGTAGCTCCTTTCCTGCTAACTCCTTGTTACATCTATTATTATACTCTACTTTTAGTAGATATCAAGACTTTTTGTAAACTTTTTTAACTTTTTGTCTTGCACAAATCTACTTTTTGTATTATTCTACATACATAAGGAGGTATATTCTTATGGGAGAAGATTACTATAAAAAAATATTTGCAAAAAATTTAAAATATTATATGAATTTAAATAATAAATCGCAAATTGATATAATTAACGACTTGAATATTAATAAATCAGCAATATCAACATGGTGTAATGGAACACGACTACCAAGAATGGATAAAGTCGATATGTTAGCAAAATATTTTAACATAAATCGTTCTGATTTAATTGAAGAACATTCTACTGATTCTGAACAATACTATCTCAATGAGGATGCAAGAGACATGGCACAATTTATGTATGAGAATCCAGAATACAAAGTATTATTCGATGCTTCAAGAAAGGTTAAGAAAGAAGACATTGAATTTGTAAAACAAATGTTGGATCGTTTCCGGCAAGATTAAGCTACAAGGATGGGATTTATATCGAATGAACGCAACAACCAATATAATCTATATGGATATGCCTACTACTGTTAAGGCATACACTGTAAACAACCGGGATAATAGTTATACGATTGTGCTCAATTCCCGACATACAAGAGAACAACACTTACGCTCTTATCATCACGAAATGGTTCATATTGAACACGGTGATTACGATACTGCTGCCGATGTGGATTTGATTGAAATTCACGCTCATGCAAGTAGTGTAGAATAAATTAAAAATAATATATAGGAGGTTTTTATGCGAACTTATATTGCAAAAGTAATAAAAATCATTGATGAATATCGGATTATTGTCAATCTTGGCTCTAACGATGTTTCAGTAGGTGATAAAGTCAAAATATTTGAGCAGCATAATGAAATACGTGATTTATCAGGAAAACGACTAGGCACATATGAATATTGTAAAGATACTTTACAAGTATCAGAAGTTTTCGATCATTTTTGTGTTTGCCAAGCACCAACTACTACTTCAACAAATACCGTAGTAGTTGCAAACAATGTTTCAAGTTTTTTAAAAAGTTATGCAGCACCAATCACTTCTGAACGTAAAACACTTAATATTGATAAAAAACAACTTCTTGCTGCTAAAGAAGCATACGAACCAATTCGTATTGGCGATTTAGTAAAATTACAAGAAAAAGATTGACAAACAACTATATTGAATGATAAGATGATTTTAATAGAAATGGTCGTTGTAGAGATGACTAGCGAAAACCCTCTTATCATTCATATGAATGAAAGGGGGTTTTTTCTTTGTCTTCATCTGACCTTTTACCAGATTCTTTCGACAAACCATTTAAGACCTATGATGAAATGCTCGAAATAATGTCAAATCGACATATTGATATAGCGAATCCAGAATTTGCAAAAACAGCATTATCCAATTTATCATATTATGGTCTTGTAAATGGATACAAAGAATCTTTCCTTGCCGTACATGGTTCCGATGATTTTCTGAAAGGAACTAAATTCGAAGATTTATACATATTGAATATGGCTGATGTGAATCTTAATAACATCATCTTCAAGTATATACTTTATATTGAACGTGCTTTGAAATCTAAATTATCCTATGTCGTTTCAGAAAAATTTGGTGTATATACTGATATTACTGATTCAAGGTGTCATAACCCAAATGATTATTTATATATAAAGAATTACACAAATTCTAATAACAATCGATATAACACTTTATACGGAATCAAACAAACTATATCAAATAATCGTCAAAATAATATTATTGAACATTATATGAATGAAAAGAATCATTTACCTGCATGGATTATAACTTATAAATTATCTTTTGGACAAACAATTCAATGGTATAGCATACTTCGTAATGAGGAAAAAATAGCCGTTTGTGACGCTTTCATCAATAATAATTCCGTTTCTATAGAACAGCGAAAAGAATTTCTAAAGAAAGCTCTTACAATTGCTAAAGAATATAGAAATAAAATTGCCCATGGTAATCGAACTATTAATATATCTGGACTTCCACAATTACCAAAAAATGCTCTTATTTCACTTGCTCACAACGCCCTTACTTCTGAAGAATACAATCAAGGAATTGGCCAAAGCGATCTATTTGCTATTTTTTTAAGTATCATAATACTTTTTGACGATCCTTATTTAGTCAGTAACTTCTATCAGGATATCGAAGAATTATTTGAGCGTTTTGGAGAACCTATTCAAAACAAAACTATTTTTGAAATATTTAACATTCCGTCTGATTCAATGGATAGACTTTATCACTTAATTACAAGTAAATTCCATGTCGACCCAAGACGACAAAAATAATATCTTTCTTTACAAAACAAAAAGCTCCTACGCTACCAACGTAAGAGCTTCATGTCAATACTACATAGCAGACGCTATATAATATCTCCCGCAAGTCATATTATATCACAAAAGCGCCTGCTTGTGTAGGTGTTATTTTTATACCCTGAAATGGTTGCATCGGTGCAACTTCTCACAAAAGGAGGCTATAATATGGCAAAGTACAAAAAACGCTCTGATGGGCGATATGAAAAGAAATTTGATATTGGATATGATGAATCCGGAAAAAGACAACGTATAACGGTATATGGAAAAACGATTGCTGAAATGGATAGAAAAATTATTGAAATCCAATACCAGTATAATATTGGCTGTTATATGAAAAGCTCTTCTATGGCATTAGGAACTTATGCACATCAATGGTTAAAGACGCGAACCGGCATTGCTCCGGCTACTTATAACGGATATGAAAATATTATCAAGAATCATTTAAAATCTATTGAGCGAATTCCTTTACAAAAACTTGTAAAATCTGATGTTGTGGAATGTATCAATGCATTAGAGGGACATTATGATTTGCAGCAACGACTAAAAGTCACACTAAATCAAATATTAAATGCAGCCATTGACGATAAGCTGCTTGCTACGAATTTCGTACAGCGCATCAAATTACCTGCAAAACGCAGTATTCAAAAGCGCAGACCATTAACCGATGCAGAGATTTCAGCAATAAAAAAATGTGCCTTTACCCTACGAGAACGAGCATTTGTAGAAATCGCCTATTATACCGGAATGCGTAAAGGGGAGATTCTGGCTCTGAATGTCAACGATGTTAATCTACAACGACACGAAATAACTGTATCTAAATCAATTGCATTTATTAAGAACAACCAACCTTTTTTGAAAGCTCCCAAAACAGAATCCAGTCAACGTATCATACCAATTCCAGATGCATTACTTGCCACACTGAAGACTTACATAAAATCTCTAAACACAGTATATCTATTTACCAAACAAGACGGTACACTTATGAGCCAGTCTGCTTACATACGGCTATGGAAATCCATTTATAATAAAATCAATACACAATTAGGTGGAACAGCATCTACCAAAGCCACAGACCTTACAATGCATATATTCCGTCACAATTATGCTACGTTGCTCTACTATAATGGAATTGATGTCAAACATGCTCAAAAATTACTCGGTCACTCTAATATAAAAACTACATTAGAAATCTATACGCATTTCATCAGTGATGAAACTGTAAAGGAAAAAATATACACTCTAAGCATGTAA